ACTCGCCGAAGCGAGGCCGGGCGGCTATCGTTCAAGTGGCTGCCGGTGCGTCGAAGTCCATGTCGCGGGCGTTCGTCATCAATCTGGCAAACGGCAATCGTGGCTTGGCGATGCGTCTGAAGCCCGGTGAGGCGTGGAAGAACAAGAAGTTTGTCCGCCGCTTTGAAGGTGACGTCTACCTGCTCTACGGCCCGTCAGTGAACCAGGCGATGCGAATGGTCGCCGAAGATCGGGTAGACGACGTGGCGGGTTATCTGGAAAATGAATTTTTGCGATTGATGGAGTTAGACCCGTGAGCGACCCTTTCCGCCTCAAAGTCCTCAAAGCCCTGACCCTTGCGTTGGAAGAAATCACGCCGGCCAACGGGTACGCCTTCAACCTGTCGGGAAAGGTCTTCCGTGGTCGAACGTCGTTCGGTGACAATGACCCGATTCCGATGGTGTGCATCCTGGAAGCCATCGAGCAGGAGCAACCGGGCACAGTCAGCATGCCGGCTGCCGCGTCGACGGCCAACGGGCCTTGGGCTTTATTGATTCAGGGGTTCGTGGAAGACGACCCGACGAATCCGACTGACCCGGCACACATCCTCATGGCTGACGTGAAGAAGCGTCTCGCCCTAGAACGTCCGCGCGAACGGCAGAACAACATCCTCGGGATGGGTGGCCGTGTGCACGAACTAAAAATCTCGCCCGGAGTGGTACGCCCGCCCGATGATATTTCTGGAAAAGCGTATTTCTGGTTGAGAGTTACCCTCGGAATGGTAGAGAATCTGTCAGACCCCTACCTTTGACCGGGGCTTCAACGTTTTGTCGACAATTCAACAGGAGTACAAATCATGAGCAATAATTATACGCTTGGGAAAGGGGAGATTCACTTCGGTCAATTCCTGACCGGCACCCAATCCCCCCGGGGCGAACGCTATTTCGGCAACACGCCGGAACTGTCCTTCAGCGCCGAACAGGAAAACCTCGATCATTACTCGTCCGACCGGGGCATCCGGATCAAGGATCAGTCCGTTGTTCTGCAACTGGACTACACCGGCCAGTTCATCACCGACAACATCTCTCCCGAGAACCTGGCCGTCTTCTTCCTCGGAGAAAACCTCAAGACGACCGCCACGTCTACCCCGGTTGCGGGTGAGTCGTTCCCGGACATCGAAAAGGGCTTCAGCTATCAGTTGGGCACGTCCGCGTCCTTCCCGGCTGGCGTTCGCAAGATCAGCGCGTTCGTCTTGAAGAAGGGTGCGTCCGTTCTGGTTTCCGGCGTCGACTACGTTGTCGATGTCGATCTGGCCCGTTTCACCATCCTCGAAACCAGCGTGACGTTGAGCAACGGCGATGACCTGACGGCGGACTACACCATCTCGGCTTCCACCCGTGATCGTATCGTCTCCAAGTCCTCCACCATCGAAGGTTCGCTGCGCTACATCGCCATCAACCCGGCTGGCGCGCAGATCGACTACTTCATGCCTTGGGTCAAGATCACCCCGAATGGCGACTTCGCCATCAAGGGCGAAGAGTGGCAACAGTTGCCGTTCACCATCGAAATCTTGAAGAAGGGTTCGCTGGAAGCGGTCTACATGGATGGCCGGGCCGTCTGATGAGTCTCAAACAACTGAGGCTCCCTGAAGCCAAAGTCGAACTCCCGGACGGCGATTTTGTCGTCCGGGGTTTGAGTCTCAACGATGTCTCGATCCTCGTCCAGCGACACGGAAAGCGGCTCAACGAACTGTTTCAGCAGTTCGCCGAACAAGGCGATCTGACGACCGAAATGGTCGCCGCGTTTGCCTTGCCGTTGCTTCAGTCGGCTCCCGAAATCGCGGCTGAACTGATCGCCTGCGCTGCCGGCGACCCGGATGATGCCGAGATTGCTGCCCGCCTGCCGTTCCCTGTCCAGATCGACGCTTTGGAGAAGATCGCCAACCTTACTTTCGAGGCAGGCGGTGGCCCAAAAAAGTTGCTGGAGACGGTCGTTCGGCTGGCTCAAGGCACGACCAGTCTCCTGGAGAGCCTGAAGACCTGATCGGTTGGGTGTGGGGGGTTCGTCGTCAGGTGAGCCTCCTACTCGATCATGGTCATGCGGACGCAAGGCACTACCCTCTCGGGATGGTGTTTGAAGAGGCTCAGATCGTCGTTGAACGCATGAATCAGGAGGAAGCCAGTCGTACCGCGCTGTTACAATTGGCTGGCGCCGCCGTGATGTCGAAGAAAGGCAATGCGGCTCTACAAAAAGTCCTGAAGGAACTGACAAATGGCTAGAGGAACCCGTGACGTTGAACTGGTCGTAAGGGCCAAGAACGAAGCCTCGAAGTCCCTTAACGCCATTTCGTCGGCTCTCAGCGATCTCACCAAGGCGCAGGCGAGTGTTGGAACCGGGGCGACCAAAACCGGGTCTGTACTGTCGCAGCTTGGTGCGCAACTCCAGGCACTCAACAAGTCGTTTGGCGGAACCTCGCCGCTCGACAAGATCGCCGGGTCGATGCTCAAGGCAACCTCGGCGGTACTCGGTCTTGAGAACGGGCTGACGAAGATCGCCGAAGAGGCGGTACGGCTCGATACCGAAGTCTCCAAAGCCGACGCTTCGGTACTCAAGTTCGCCGCCGACGCCGACCGGCTGAAGTCCTCGCTGACCAGTCAGAAATCGGTTGTCGAGTCGACCAAAGCGCAGTTCGCCGAACTCGCCAAAGCCGTCAAGGCGGGCGAAGCGGCACTGGCTGGCCGGCAGTCCAAGGAGCAGGGTTTCATTGACGCCCTCGGTCGTCAGGAAAACGCACTGGCGAAGACCGGCCAGAAGCAGAAGGAATACGCGGCAACCATTCTGTCGGCAGCCGAGCCGACGAGCAAGCAACTCGACAATTTCGAGAAGACGGACGCCAAGCTGCGTTCGCAAGCCGAAACGCTCGCCAAGACGAAGGCGGCATACGCCGACTACATCACCCGCATTCGGGAGATCAGCACCACGCTGCCTGGCATGCGGACTTCGCTGGAGTCCACGTCTGTCGCCCTGAAGGCTGCCGAGTCCGCGCAACGGGAGACTGCTGCTTCCCTGAAGGCGGTCGAAACGTCAGGCCGGGAAGCCGCCCGGAACCTGACCAAGTTGCGGGACGCAGCAGACAACAACGCCGAGGCCATGAACCGGCAGGAAAAGGCGTTGGTCGACGCCCGGCAGGAACTCACGAAGGTTGAAGCAACGGCCACGCAGGCCGGTGTCGCGCTGTCCAAAGTTGGCCTGAGCATCCGTCAGGGTCTTCTCAAGGAACTGTCCAACGCCAAGACCGACCTCGCCAACTTCAAGAACGCCTGGCTCCAGGCGCAGTCGGCGGTTAAGGCGTCCACCCTCGGCGGCGCGAAGATCACGAAGGTTGACGGGCAGGCGACATCGACTGACCCCGGCCTTGCGGCAAATCTGGAGATCGCCAAGCAGTCGAAAGCGGCCTACCTGGAAATGCAGCAGGCCATCAACACGATGCGGAATGCTGCCCGGGATGCGGGAACGGACGTTACCCGACTGGCGGCCGCACAACAGCAGTTCCAGACCGCGCTTGAAGGTGTCAAGGTCAAGTCGGATGCACTGGCAGCCACGCAGCGCCAACAACTCGCCATTTCGCAGGCGCTCGGCACGTCGACCGTAACCTCGGCCAACCGGCAGGCCACGGCATACAACAACACGGCAAACGCTTCTGCCCGGATGGCCCGAGAAGCCAAAAACTCCGAAATGGCGTTGAGCGAACTGGAGAACCGTGGCCGGGCTGCGATGGCCTGGGCGCAACGACTGCACGGCGAAATGGTTGCCCTGGCGCTGAGTTTCGTGGGTGTCTATTCGGCCATCAACCAGATGAAGCAGGCGCTCGACGTTGCCATTCAGGTCGACGCGGCCAAAGCGAAACTCACGGTCGTCACGGACGGGAACCAGAAGCAGGCGGCAGCTGAGATGGCGTTTGTGCGTCAAGAGGCTGACCGGCTCGGCGTCTCCTTCGTCACACTGGCGAAGGGTTACAGCAGCCTGGCCCTAGCGTCGAAGGAGACTGAACTTTCCGGTCAAGAGGTTCGCAGCGTATTCACCGGCCTCACGGAAGCCTTCCGCGTCTACAACCTGAGCGCGGCGCAGGTCGATCTCGCGATGAACGGCGTGAACCAGTCCTTCAGCAAGGGGCAGGTCATGGCCGAAGAATTCAAGCAGCAGTTTGCTGAACGAATTCCGGGTGCCATGCAGATCGCCGCCAAGTCGATGGGGAAGACGACTGCCGAGTTTACCAAGATGATGGAGGCTGGTCGGGTCGATCCTGCTGACTTCTGGCCGAAGTTCGTCACGGAGATGAACAAGTCCGTTGGCCCGCAGCTATCGGCCTCCCTGAAGAACATTGCCGCCGATGTCGGCAAGTTTGAGAACGAGGTAGCGAAAGCCCGGCTGGCCTTTGACAACGGCGGGTTCACCGAAGGTCTGCAAGCTGCCCTGCGGGAACTGACGAAACAGTTTCAGAGTAAAGACGGGCAGGCGTTCTTTGCCAATCTCGGCAAGGTCGTCGGCGGGTTCCTGGAAATCCTCGCGCAAGTGCCGAAGTACGGCAACGAGGTCGCGCTTGTTTTCGGCATCATCGTCGCTCACAAGATGCCGGCCTTCCTGGCAGCGGCCACAGCCGCCGCGATGAATCTGGTCAATGCCTTCAAGCCGATACCGTCCGGTGCCCGTGCGGCTGCGGTGAGTTATGACGCGCTTGGGGTCGCTCTGACCAGTTCGGCAGCCAAGGCAACCTGGCTGGATCGGCAGTTCATTGTGATGAACGCCTCCCTCACGGCCTCGCGCGCGGCGGCGACAAGCTCGGCAGCGGGCCTTGCTGCGCTTCAGGTGGCGGTCAACGGTGCTGCCCGGGCCGTGGGTATCTTCCGGGGCGTGCTGGCCGGTCTTGGTGGCATTCCGGGCCTCATCATCACCGGCCTGACCGTTGCCCTTGGCTACTGGATGACCAGTACGGAGAAGGCCACCGATGCACTGGAAGAACACCAGCGGCAGATGGGGCTTATTCTTGAAGCCTACGACGAGGCAGCAAAGAAGGGCGGCAAGTGGGTCGACTCGCTGAAGGGTCTGACGACGCTCGACATCAAGTCCAACCTCGACGACCTGATGAAGCAGTTTGGCGAGCAGAAGGATTCCGCGTTGCGCGGGCTGTCCAGCCGGCTCGGCGGTCTGATAAGCCTCAAACGGGGCGACATGGGCGCCGTTGGCAAGGAGATCGCCGAACTGATCGAACTTGCCCGCGACGGTCGTATTTCGATGGCCGAGTTCCGCGAGCAGATCAGCAAGATTTCCGAGATCAAGAACGTCAACCCCGCAATCGTCGATGCGGCTAAGGCGTTCTCCAAGGTCACGGGCGAGGCGGCAACCACGGAAGCGGCAATCGCCAAGATCGTCAAAGCCCTGACGGATGCCGGGTCTTCGGTCGAGGGTGTGTCGCCCGCCATCATCGCATTGGCGAACGATCTGAAGACGCTAGGTTCCTCCGCTGACGAGGCCATGCAAAAGCCGATTGATCCGGCGAAACGGCTGACAGAGCAGATCGACATTCTGCGCGGCAAGATTCCGAGCCTGACCGAAGAAATCAAACTGATGGAGTCGTTGAAGGAGATCGACGAAATCCTGAAGACGGCTGACGCAATCAAGGGTCTGGACAAGACCAGCGAAGCCTACAAGCGTCTGATGAACCTCGCCAACCAGGCAAAGACCGAATTGCAACTGGCGTTCGACGCCAAGCAGTTCAAGGGTCTGGAAACCATGCTCGCGGGCGTCAGCAGCAGCGTGGAAGCCTCGGCGAAACTGCTCCGCAACTTCGAGGGCTTCATCAGCAAGCCGCAGTGGGACGTCAACGCTTACCGGGCGGGCTTTGGCTCAGACACGGTGACACTGGCAGACGGCTCGATTCAAAAGATCACGAAGGGGATGAGCGTCAGCATCGAGGACGCGAATCGTGATCTGGTTCGCCGCATCGGTGAGTTCCAGGGCAAGGTCAAGAGTCAGGTTGGCGAAGATCGGTTCAACGGATTCACGACCGAACAGCAAGCCGTTCTGACTTCCATCGCCTACAACTACGGTAGCCTCCCGCAGCGCATCATCGAAGCGGTAAGGACAGGCTCGGCTGACGAGATTGCGTCTGCCATCCGGGGGCTTGCCGGCGACAACGGCGGGATCAACGCAAAACGCCGCAACCAGGAAGCGTTCCTGTTCCAGTCCGGAAGCGATCCCGAAGCTCAATCCAAGGCCATCGAAAAGCAGATCGGTCTGATTGAGAAACGGAACGAAAAGGAACTGGAATACAACGCCAACCTTCAGGACACGCTCGGCATCAAGAGGGAAGAACTCGCTGCAGAGACGGCGCAGAACAACCTGCCCGACAAGGCGACCTTCGTCCGTATCGAAGTCGAAAAGGCTGTTGCCGCCGCCAAGAAAGCCGGCGTCGTGCTCGACGAACGTTCGCTTGCCCTGGCTACGGAGGTCGCCGGGCAACTGTGGGAACAGAAGAAGGCGAAGGAGGATCAGGTCAAGCTCCAGAAGGAGCAACAACTTGGCGAAGAACGAATCTCCATTCTGGAGCAGCAGCGCCGAGACATCATCGAGCAGATGAAGTTGGCGCAGGCCGGTGATCCTTCGTTCAACTACTCCGAACTCTCGGAAAAGCTGACGACGGTCAACGCGCAACTGTCAGAAGCCGTCGAGAAGATGATCGCGTTCTGGACGAACGTCGGCGGGCCAAATGCTGACGCGCAGATCGACAAGCTGCGGCTGCTGAAGGCGAACCTGACCGAAGTACGGGATCGCGCAGTCATCACGGCTACGGACATCGGGAACGTGTTCGGCACGACATTGAACTCCGCGTTCGGCAGTTTCCTCGACAAGATCAGGGAAACCGGCGATGTCTTCGGCTCGCTCAAGGAGTCGCTGCAACAGTGGTTGTCCGACTTCCTGCTGGCGATGGCAAAGGCTATCGCTCAGGCGGCAATCTTCAACGCGATGATGTCCGCCTCCAAGGCTTTGGGCGGCGGCGGATCGTTCCTCGGGCAACTGTTCCAGGCAGCGGCCGGCGCCAAGTTCCACGCTGGCGGTGTGGTCGGTAGCGGCGGTCAGGCAATGGCCGTATCTCCTGCGTGGTTCGCCAACGCTCGCCGCTACCACTCTGGCGGGATCGCCGGGCTGGCGGCGAACGAGGTTCCCGCAGTTCTCCAGAAGGGTGAAGAAGTCCTGACGGCCAACGATCCTCGACACGTCAACAACGGTGGCGCGGATGCCGGGAAGTCAATCAAGATCATCAACACAATCGACAGCGGTAGCATGGTGTCCGAAGGACTCAGCACCGCAGACGGTGAGAAGGCGATGTTCAACTTCATTCGCGCCAATCGCGCATCACTCAAACAGGTTCTTGGATAATGAACGCTTGGTCAATCCGCCCGGACTGGAGCGGCAACTACGTCACGAACTACGCCTACAAAACGGAGACGTTCGCCGCCCGTTCGGGGAAAGAGCAACGGCGGTCGCTTCGCCATAGTCCGCGCTTCTACTGCGAGTTCGATTTCCAGTCGTCGATGGTCGACTTCGACCGTCTGATGTTCGGCAAGCAGAACCAGCAGTTCATCATGCCCGACTACACGGAGTCCGATAGCCTGGCCGCAGTCACAACGATTGGTGGAACCGACATTCAAGTGACCGCCGCTCAACCCTGGATGCGAGTTGGGGAGTATGTGTCGGTCGACGGGGTGTCTGTTCGACAAATCGTTGGGGTATCCGGAACGACGCTCACGGTGT